TACCCATCATTGCTTCGAATTCTGCTTTTAGTTCGTCTAAAGCATCTTCTAAATCAACTACTCTGTCTTCAACATCGCCTTCTGCATCGCCTTCAGGGTCTTTGTCCATGTCCATGTCCGCATCCATGTCTGGTTTGTCCATAGCATCGTGTTCGCCTTCTTGGTCTGCTGAGATGTCTTTAACTAGCTCGTCAGTAGCGTCTCCGCCAACTTCTTCGATAGTTTCTTCTTCAGTAGTCTCTGATTCTGTAGCTTCGTCTTCGATCTCTACTACTTCATCAACCTGTTCGTCTGATTTAGCTTCATCTGATGTTTCTTTCACTGCTTCGTCTTTAGACTCTTCAGTAGTTTCATCAACTTTAGCATCTTCTTTTGATTCTTCTGCAGTTTCTTCTACTTTGTCTTCTGTAGACTCGTCTGCTAGGTTCTCGTAGATATCTCTTGATTTTTCTACTACGATTTCATGAAATAAAGCTTCTGCTTTATCATTTTCTTCGTTTATTAGTAGTTCTAATAAACTTTCAAATTTATTGTTTGACATTTACACGTGCTCCTTTGTTTTACGTAAGATTTGTACTTATAAGTGTTTGTATTTACTGTAAAGATGAGAAAACGGTGCTGAAAGGTGGTTTAATATGGCGTTTTTTATTAAAAGCCTATGTATCTCTTGATGTTGTTGAAAAAACCACGTTTGGAGTTCTTGATCTTTTCCCAATCCGCAATCTCTTTCCACAATCTCTCACGCCAACCCCATGCCTGATTGCACTTGGAACATATTACAACCTTGTCCATGTTGCCAAAACCAAACCTTATGCCCTCGTGTTCAATGCCATCTGGGCCAGGGCCGTAGCAGGTGAATGCGTCATCCCATTTCTCTATGCCGCCATCCGTGCCATCGGTTCCGCCCTTGGATACGAAGTGCATTGTCTCGAAACTGATCCTGTGTATTGCCATTGTGGATATTTATTCGTGAAAAAAGCGATGCCAAAAATATTGACACCGCTTGATTCTGAGTTTCTAAGTCTAAGTAAGGCTTACGTGAAACAAGTAGCCAATGAACCATCTGATGAAAGTAATCCATCAACGAACCATTTGCTGTCTGAGATAGCAACACAGTTCACGTATGAACCAAGTTTACCACCTTTTGTTGAACCGTCCATCACGATCTGGTGATCAGCCGCCGCAGGTTGGTCGAAACCAATTGTTGCAACACCTTCGTTCAACAACGTGATTGATCCAAGGTCAGTGAAGTCATTTGAGATCAATTGTCCTTGCATAGTATCAGCCGAAGTTGCACCAGTGATAGTGAACGCATTTGACGTGATTGTTGTTCCAACGTGGATCGAGTACTGTAATCCTGCCGCCGCCGCTGGTAGAGTTACTGTCATACCTGCCGCCGCGTTACCAGTGATTACTGATCCTGATTGTGCTACTGTAAGAGCAGTAGAGGCAGTGAATGCCGCTACGTTTCTTAGTGTGTTTAATACTAACGCAGTACCACCGGCCGTAGTTCCATCAGAGATAAAGAATTGATTACTAGAATCATCGAAGAATAAATCTCCGTCTCTACCTGTGTGTGAAGCTCTGGCTTGAGCGATAACTTTCGCAGTTATTTTTCTTGTTGCCATATTTTTTCTCCTTTATATGGGTTGCGACTGTTATAACATAATTGTTACTTTCATACCTTTATACAGTGCAGTGAACATTTTTTGGAGATCCACTGGACCTTTATACATACCAGTCTGTACGGATATTTACCAAAAATATAGTGGATTTAACGTGTAAGATTAAACTTTTCGAGGAATTCGTCTGTGCTTGGATGATCTATTTTGCCTTTCCATGCGAGATCCTTGGGTTGGAACCATCCTGTGGGTATTACCCTATGAAAGTTAACCTCTGGATAATCCTGCAGGCATTTTTTAGTCTGATTCATCCAGTTGCCATAGAATGTTGCATCATCTTTGGATCGTTTGTAGTTCCTTGTGTCCTTGAATATGTTGTTGAACATCTTCCTGGTACCTTTGTTTTCCACATCATGTCCCATGTAATCAAAACCCAGTATGTATATGTCCTTGTGTCCGTGATCACATGCCATCCTCAGTGCTGTTGGCCCAGAACTCCACCCCAGACTGGGTTTGAACCATCTGATGTGATTCAAAGCAACTGGATTCTTGTTGTACTGGCCATTGAAGTTGGACCATACTTGATTATTCTTGGGATAATCTGTTTCCACTATTTCGAGTACCATTTTTGGATCAACGGCTACCAAGTAATCCGGTGTCTCTGTCCTGTACACTCCGTTACAGGCATACACCTTGCCGTGTTTCTTTAGGTCGTCTATACGGATTCCCTTCCGAGATTCACCATTCCCTAGTACGAAAGCCACTTCCGCCATGCTATAATGCTAGATCGTCTGTTCCTGCAGGCTGTCCATACATCTTCTGTGTGAACACTGCTTCTTCCTTCTGCTGTGCATCGTGTGCCTCTGATGCAAGTCTCAAAGAGTTGATATCTTTAAGGGATAATCTTGTCTTCCTTGTGTCATTATCGTCCAACACAGATATATCGTTCTCAGGTTCATATGTCTTGTCCTGCTCAAACCCGTCTGCTGTGTGTGTGAAAAATTCAAATAGTTTCATAATCGTATTTAACCTTAAACTTGTCCTGCTGGTCCTGACCCACCTGCTCCGCCGCCCGGTGTCTGTCCCGGTGCTCCTGGTCCTGGTGCTCCTGGTTCCGGTGCTTCCGGATCTGCTGTTGGTTCCTCGAACTGGTCAAGGTCACTTGATATGCCTGACTGTGTGACTCCGCCTGCTCTCAGTTCGTTATTCTTAGTCTGTTTCTTCTGTGGTACGTTGTTTTCCTCTGCCCATAGTTCAGCATTCCTCGCCATCTCTTCTTCTGTAAGTCCAAGATATCTTTTCAGTGCGAATCTTTTACTCATGTAAGGCAGTTCTGCCACCTGTGTGAATGTTCCCACTCTGCTTTGGTCCATCTCTGTCTGTCTGTACTGTGCAAAGTTCTGTGGTGGATTCAGTTTAAGCTCAAACATGCCGTTATCAATATTGTAACCTTTGGTCTTGATCCATAGCTTGAACTCATCGTCAAATGTTGCCGCCAACATTGACTGTAATCTTGCACAATACTTGTTGAATCTTAATTCCTGTATGTAAGCTGTTCCAACCCTACCATCATTGTACTGTTGTCCACCATCTTCTGCACCTGTTGGCAGATATGAACTTGGAATTCTTAATCCTCTGAACAATTTGTTAGTGAAAAATCTTAGATCGTCAATCTCACCTAGGTTAGTACCACCCGGAAGTGTGTCTACCTTAGATCCTCTACCCTCTGCTGTCTGTGGGAAGAAGTAATCCTCATTAATTGACATTGGGTTGTATGTTGCATCAATGAAGTTCGCTCCACCTGATGCACTTGGTATCCTTCTTTGGTTAATTTCGTTTTTAACTCTCTCAACGAACTGCATTGCCAAGTGTGTTGGCATGTTACCCACGTCGATGTAGAACACTCTTCTCTCAGGTGCTCTCTGAACCCTGTAGATTATGATTGCGTCCTCTAGTAATTCTTTCTGTTTGTAAACTTTGAACACTTGCTCCAACACTGACTGTCCGAATGGGAATAGGTTGTCCAGCCCATCACTCATGCTCATGTGTATCACATGTTCTGCATTGATGTTGTATGCGTTCATTGTCTTGTAGAATCTTCCACCCTGTCCACCTGTACCACCCATGTTGGCTCCCTGACCCTGTGCCGCATAGTTCTGACCATAGGCCGCGTTTCCGCCACCTGTTGTTCCTGAACCACCGTAAGTCTGGTTAGGTGTGATCTGTGTTGCACTCAATCTCTGTAGGTTGGGATTGATGTCTCTGATAACATACTGCTCGGGTTTCTTTCCCTCTGATTCATTTACAACGATCCTGTCAACTTTTGCGTTGTCAATGTACAACCATTTCATGGTCTCTGGATCCCTCACAAAGAAACAGTCTCCGTACTTCAGTGCATTCCTGAATATTCTAAAAATTCTTTTCTGGAACTGAT